AGACTGGAGTCCAGAGGCTCATACTGCTAAGAACGCTCCCGCGCCAAGAGTGCCGCGCGCTTGGGATTTATTGACGACATCGATGATCGTACGAGCTGCCGATTCTGGATCTCCGACTACTCCCATGTTTACCGTAATTCTGGTCGCTGTCGATTCTCCGCCAGTAGCAGCTAATCGAGCAGCTGCGGCGTCTTCTCTGGCTTTTCTTAGTCTCTCGGTCTCTGCCTTTAGCTCTTCACGACGTAAGATCGCAGCTTGCATCGCTGGAGAATAAGCTCCAAGCGGCGCGCCTGTAAATGTAGGCGAATCGCCAGACGGAGCGAACACCGATGTAGGCGTCGCCGTCTCGAATCCGCTAACGTCTGGGACGACGACGATCTCTTCTGGGACTACCGAAGCTTTAAGACCTTTAGCTCCGCCATCGAAGAAGTTAGTAACAGGATTATTCTTAATGAAGTCGATAATCTTTTTAACAGCGTTATAAGTACCTGTCAAGAATCCGACCAGTTTAGAGAATGTCGTAACCAAGCCAGCGGCGATCGTTCCAATTCCTTCGAGTGCTGTTTTAAATACTCCGCCAAGAATAGGAGCTAAATACTTATCAATGAAAGTCCAGACCTGTTTTAAGAATCCGTAGAACGGCTCTAGCTCTGTCGAGTTATCGGAGATCGCCTTCTTAATCTTGTCGAATGCGGATCTAAGTCCTTCTAGGATCGGGCCGACTACTTTACCGATCGCTGGGATTACTTCGTTATAAAGGAACTTCCACCAAGTAGTTAAGATTGGAAGTAAATCGTCGCGAATGACCTTAAAGATCGCTCCGAATGCTGGGCCAAGAGTTTCGCCGAGATTCTTAGCGAAGTCCTGAATCGCTGGGATTCCTTTATCGACGAAGTTCGATACGAGCGGAGTAAGAGCGTCTAGAACATAAGAACCTACGGTCTCTTTCGCTTCATCGAATGCAACAGTAAGACGAGCCATCTTTCCTTGGAATGTCTCGGCTTGCTTAGAAGCTTGGCCCTCGAAAGTTTTAGATAGTGCCGCAGCTGCCGCGTCGAAATTCTTGGACTTAATGATGCTCTCATCGATTCCGACGCCGAGCTTCTTTAATGCGCCTAGATTGCCGTCGTAAGCTTTACCCAGAGCTTCGGAGACAGTCTTTAGATCTTTACCTGTTCCCGCCGCGATGTCTAAAGCTAGGCTCTGGAGTTCTTGCGCCTTGGTCGCGTCCTTAGTCGAACGAATCAAGCGATCGAGCGATGGACGAAGCTGGTCGTCCGTAATTCCATTAGCGAGTGCCGTCTGGGTTATGTATTCCTCGACAGCTTTAATCTGGCTTTCTGTTGCGCCAGTAACGTTCTGTAAAGTCGTAGCGAGTTTAGCCTGAGCTGCTTCGTCTTCGATTGCAGACTTAACACCATCGACGAGAAGAACGCCAGCATAAGCAGCCGCAGCCGCTCCAGCTACGGCGAACGCAGCTCCCGCTTTTTTAGCGAAGCCGCCCATCTTAGATCCGAAGCCTTCGACTTCGTTCTGTGCGCCCTTGACGCCCTTCTTTAATTCGTCGAAGTCGGCGTCGAAAGTAATCTTTATCTTCGGAATGCCCGCCATTAGTTGAGCCTCAATTCTTTAGCGATCTGCTGAACCATAAGCGAGTATTCGCGGGCTACGACTGGGACATAGAAGTCGACCGCTGGAGCGATCCAGTAGCCGCGCTTATTGTAAGGAGTCTTAAATCTGTTCGTAAATGTGCGGCCGATTGAGTCGACGCCGCCATGCGATCCGAACTCTGTTCCCCAGAGCAGCGCGCCAGCTGGCGCAGCTTGACGACGAACTTTTGCGCCTTTACCGCTCTTAGAAGCTTCTCCGCCGTAAGGACGACCGACTTTCTTAGGGCCGCCGATGTCGACGCGAATAAGACGATCGCGTGGAGACTTGATCGTCTGGACTACTAACTTCGTCTGTGGAGCTGGAGCAGAAAGTCCGCTCATCATGAGCTGGCCAGCTAATCGCTGACTCATAGGCTGCGCCCGATCTCTTACGAGTTGCTGATACTCGGCGGGGAATGAACCCAGAAGACCGAGAAGATTCTTAAACTCGTACGGATCGACAGTAATGGCATAAGTGCCGCGGCCTTTAGTGTCTGCCATTCTGCCTCTCCAAGATCTCTATAGCTGTGAGTAAATCTTCCGCCGTCTCCCACTCACTCATCGGAATCTGTGTCGCGATCGCAACCTCGACGATGATCCGATTTAAGCTTCCGACGGCCCAGCTTTTGGGTCTGACTTCTTACTGTTAATTCCTTCGACAGTCTCGACCCAGATCTCGAAAGGCTTAACAGGATTCCCAGCTGCTTCGCGCTTCATAGCGTGATAAGCCAAAAATGTAAGCCCTTCGAGTCCAAGCTTCGATTCTGCTTCGTTTACTGTTGCGTTAAACTTTCGTTCCCATTTAACCCATTCTGGTAACGCCGCCACATAAGTAACGACGTCTCCCGATAGGTACTGGACTTCTAGTTCTAGCTTCATTTATTGCTCCCGATTCTGTTTATTAGCTAAATGTCTCTGTAGGTGTTCCCACGACTGTAAAGCTCATGCTAACAGTCTGAGCGTCTGGCGATGATCCGCCCACGCTTGGGAATAGTGGAAGAACGTTAAATGCGAAGACTGCGCCTGTAACAGCTGTAAGCGATACCGCTAGAGTCGTGTTAGGTGCTGTCTCTGCCGCTGTCCATAGAGCTTCGCAGAGTGAATCCGCTGCGCCCCAGTCTGCAAGCATTTCGACGTCGAACGTCCACTGTGAATCGATCGACTTATAAGCCTTCGAGTAAAGAGTGTCGTAAGTTTCGATAGTGACGTCGCATGAGAGCGTCGCGCTTGTCGCTTGCTCGTCGTAGTTCTTAGTCGCGATCGTCATAGCGAGATCGCGTCCAGTAATGACGGTCGTGGCCATTGTTTCTCCTTAGTTTGTTTGTGTGTAATAGGTCGAAAGCTGAATCTCACCCGCGAGAATCTCTGACGCGCCTATCGTTAACGGAATCGGATTCGATACGTCTCCGACTTCATACCCTGACGGAACGGCCGCCAGAATGCTAATTACGAGCTTCTCCCAGTTATCGAGTGCGCTCTGATTATCGTAGATCGCTACGCCTACGCTTATTACTAGGTTTACCTTTAGCTTTACGTTCGCCTTACCCAAGAACGTCGGCTGTAAATACGGAACGCTCGGAGTCACTGCCGCGAATGGCACGATCGGAGCTTCTGGAACTGCGTCGTAAGTGTTAGCCGCTACTCCTTGGATCGCTGTCTTTAGCGGAGTGCGTACGCTCGTAAGAATAGAAGAAGCTGGCACGTTAGCCGCCGATCATTACGTCGACATCTATGTAATTACCTAAGAGGCCGATTACACGATTCTGGAGACTGCGGCCCATTCTGTAGGGCGAACTCTGGAAGTCTACGCCTTCGATCTGACCGCCCGCAGCTGTGCGAGATTGGAAGACTTCGATAGATACGGCGTAAATAGCGGACTCAATCGACGCGTTTCCGACGTAGAGAGTCGCAGCTGAATAGCCGCTAAGGGTTGCCATGCCGTTCGGGATAATCTGGCGACGTGTTACGTTCGTCGATGTAAGAGCGGCAGAGAATGAAGAATCTGTAACGACTGTAAGAGTGTGAGTGGCTGTAAAGGGAGCTGGAAGTCCAGTAATAACGATCGACTGTCCTATGACAAAAGGGTGCGTCCGACGAGTAAAGAATGTCGCGACGTTAGTGTCCAGCTCGTACTCGATTACAGCTGTCGAGTTCTGAATGAGCAGCGGGAGAATAACTTGCTCCGCTGTGTCGATGATGTCGTTTAAGTAAGCGTCGTCGTAGAGAGAAGAGCTAACACCTAAGACGGATCTTAGCTGCGAAGCTGTAATGATGTTAGGCATTAGCCCTTCCCTTCTACTGCTCGCCTAGCTCGGGAGCGAACTAGGCGATGATCGATTTATTCGGATTACGCCTTGTTATTGTGGAACGCGCCAGCTGCGATCTTGGTCGCTAGTGCGCCGTAACCGTAGTAGCCGACAGTAATTTGGCCAGAAGCGATTACGTCCGCGCGTAGGCGGAAAGTAGGTCCTTCGTACCATGTGAAAGCGTCTGGGTTAACGATGAGCATAGAACCGTCGACGTCTGTCGCTGCTAGTGATGGATCGACGTATAGATCGAGTCCCGCCACTGTCCCACGAAGCGAAGTAGGCGTAGCCGATCCCGCTTGGTTCATAGGATTAGTTACTGTCGAATAAATTGGACGCCCAGCGTCGTTAAGTGTCATCGCGTTACTCCACTGGCCTGTGCCCATGATGATGTTACGAGCGAAGCCATTAGGAAGTCCAGCTGTAGCATTGTAAACAGAAGCAGCACCGCGAGCGACGAAGCCGAGAAGCTCCGCAGCTGTTGGATAAGTTGCTGTAGTAGTTGCGTCGCCTGTAGCTGTTGAGTAGATAAGTCCAGAGACATAAGCGTTCTCGGCCTTGGCCTTAGCTGCTGCCATGTTGCGGATTAGTTCCTCGAAGAATGCTGGAGAAGTACGATCTAGCAATTCGACAGAGAATGTCTGTTGTCCAGCGAACTTCTTTACTGGAACAGTAATGAAAGCGGAGTTCTGATCTGTCTCTGAGAATGCAGCGTCTTCGTTAGCTACTGCAACCGTAGGAGCTACGGTAATTTTCGGAATCTCGAAACTCATGCCCGCGTCTGGAAGTGTTCCGCGAGAGATTGCGTCGATTGATGGACGGATAAGTGTTGAGAGTCCGTTAACTACTTCTGCCATCTGGCGAGTAGGAACGAGTCCCGCGTTATCTGTTGTGTTATCTGCTGCGAGAACGTACTGGCGAGCTGAATCGTCGCCCATCGCTGCGCGAATTGTGTTCTCGACGTACTTGGCAGCTGTGAACTCCAAGCGTGGCTTAGTAAATGATCCGCCTACGATTGGCTTCGCTGCGGCTGTTGTTGACTGAGCAGCTTCGACCGTCTCGACGGTTTCCGCGTTTGTGACGGTGTTGTCCACTTCGTCTCCTTCTGTTGTTGGTGTTACTTCCTCTTCCACTGTGGAATCGGAGATCTCTTCGGCGACTTCTTCGCCTTCTGTTGCAGCGACTTCGCTAACACGAGCCGAGCGGACTGCTGGCTCTGTTACGAGTGCGACGCCAGTTAATTCTCCAGCGAGAACGCGCATAGTGCCGTCCTTCTGCATGATGTAATCGTCTACAGCTAACTCGATCGAGAATCCATCGCGTAGTCCGTCCATCGCTTCGGTAAGCGCGTCCGTTCCCGCTGTAGTGTTCGTAATCTTAAAGACTGCATTAATTGAGTTAGTAGATTCGTCTAATTCCATCTCTAAACTTTTTCCGATCGGTCTAGTTCTGTCATGCTCTAAATTAAGTCGAACTGGAGCTGGCTTAATAGAATCTTTAGCGAAGATTACTTTTCCAGTCGAGGCGTTAGCGGCTTCCTCGAATGCGACGATTCGCCCGCTGATAGTGCGAGAGTTAGAGTCCGCCGCCGTTATGTTCATTGGTGTAGTGATTTTCATAGAAGTAGATCCTCTTCTTCGCGGATTTCTTCGATCGACATCGCGCCGATTCGATTAAGTATTTCGTAAACTTGCGCGCGCTCGTAAGGATTGCCACGCAAGAAGTCGTCTAGATCGAACTTAACATCTTGTCCTAGTGGAGTGAAATCACTAAGGCTCATTCGCTGTTCGATGCATGTCATAAGTGGACGTAGCGAATAATCTACTAACGAACGACGTTCGCTAACTGCATTCGAGTAAGTAAAGCTATTAGGCTCTGCACTTGCGAAATAAGCGGGTAATCCCGCGGCGCGACATAGTTCGAGAGCCAGGTATCCCCGGGCTTCATTGAGCTGTAAGTTCTTAGGATCATAACCGACTGTCTCGATACTTACGTCACCGTTTAAGAATGTAACAGCTTTAGAAGTGCGATTCTTAAATGCTGCTACTAACGCAGCTACACGATCTTTCGGAAGTGCTACGCCAGAGTTCTTTAGAATTGTCTGCGGATTTGGATTGATCGCAAAGTCGTACGCTGTTTTCTCTAACGCCGAAGCTGCGCGAATAGTGCGGCCAGCGCGATTTAAGATTCCTTCATCGAGTCCAGTAAAGACGACTAATTCGCTCGGATCAATGTAAAGGCCATCGACTGCATAAGCGTCGATCTCTGTTCCGTTGCCGTTAGTCTGAACAGTTACGCGAAGAGGATCGATTCTTTCCATCGCCTGAATGCGTCCAGTGTCGGCGTAGCGTTGCATAACACGCGCGTATCCATAACCGTAGAACAGAATGTCTTCGGCTAACCATGACCAGAATGCAGAGCCAGCGATTCGCGGATCTGGCTGATTTATAACTCTTGGCTGTTGCACTCTTTCGCCTGTTGCGATGTTGCGAGTGTGCATCTCGAAAGATCCGAGAGTCGTACAGATTATGTTACGAGCGCGAGCTAACGCTGGAACGCCCATCGCCTCGGTACGAGTAGCGGTCTGATTACCCATAATGTAATAGCCGCCGAGAGAGTTAAGAGTGTTTACAGGGTAAAGCGACTCGGCTGCTTCTATGGTGATCGAAGCTTCTGCGGACGCAGCTTTAACCGTCGGAACGAATAAATCGAATAATCCCATGCCACAATTCTAGAGAAGCCGATACACCTAGCCGACCATGATGTCAAGATCCATCGGTGGGCGTGTCGCGTAATGCGTGACTAAGGCCGTCGCAACCGTCGCGCATACAGTCGACTGAGAAGCTCTCCGCCCGATAGTCCAGCCACCATCTCCGAACGGAAGTCTCGCAGCTGATAAGATCTGCTTGGAGAGTTCTGTCTGTTTCGGGTCGTGTCGTAATCTCTTCGATGTGATCGCTCCTAACAATTCGTCGCAAGCTTGACCGTACAGTGC